CCATTTGTAGAAGCACTCGTTGCCCCAGTCCCTCCAGATCCTACTGTTGCGGTTACAGTAGCAGATAAATAAGATAAGGGGACGGTTGTTTCCGTGAAAGCTCCGCCGCCACCACCGGCAGGGCCGGTATGCCTACAGCCACCACCACCACCACCCCATACTTGAATAAGGGCCATGGTTTGACCGGCAGTTGGTTTAGTCCAAGTTCCAGTCGAGTTAAATGTTTGTACGTCAACTGCTACGGCAGGGCCGGGTGGTCCCGTGGGTCCCGTGGGACCGGGGCCGCCGGGTGATCCTGCGGGTCCGGTAGGTCCTGTGGGTCCAGAAACACCTGCAGCCCATGCACCATCGCCACGCCAGAACGTAGAAGCAGAAGCATTTGTGCCACTGTTTAAACGACTAACAGGCAAATTTGCACTAAGCGAGGCCGCAGAACCTGATGTGTTTTGGTTCAGCGTTGGGAACGTGCAGTTTGTTAGCGTGCCGCTAGAAGGTGTACCAAGTGCGCCACCACTGACTAAATTTCCACTTGCAGTGCCTGTCAAAGCGGCGGTAATCGTGCCTGCGGTAAAATTACCCGAGCCATCACGCGCAACAATTGCGCTGGCGGTGTTTGCTGATGTTGCTGTAGTTGCTGAGTTGCTGACCTTTAAAGCCGTAGAAATTGTTGCCAGCTTTGTATCAACAATAGCGGCTGATGCATTAATGTCTGCATCGACAATCACTCCTGCGGCAATTGAGGTTGCATTGCCAACGGACGTTACATCCCCAGTTAAGTTGGCGTTAGTTGTAACTGTTGATGCGTTGCCTGTTAAAGAAGCTGTAATTGTTCCTGCACTAAAGTTTCCTGATGCGTCCCGGGCAACAATAGCTGATGCGGTGTTTGCTGATGTTGCTGTAGTTGCTGAGTTGCTGACTTTTGCCGCCGTGGAAATTGTTGCCAGCTTGGTGTCCACAATGCCAGCAGAAGCGTTGATGTCTGCATCGACAATCACCCCTGCGGCAATACTCGTTGCGTTTCCAACTGAAGTTACATCTCCGGTTAAGTTGGCGTTAGTAGTTACGTTACCAGCGGTTAAGCCGGAAGCGGTGCCTGTCAAGTTAGTGGCTGTGCCGCTAGAGGGTGTACCCAATGCACCGCCGTTAACGACAAACGCCCCGGAAGAACCTGTATTTATTCCAAGTGCAGTAGCTACGCCAGTGCCAAGAGATGTGATGCCTGTACCGCCAGAAGCAGCCGGGAGCGCAGAACCCAAAGTCAAAGAAGTGAAGTACGAAGCCGCATCAACAACGTTTGTGCCATTGTTGTAAACCAATGTGGCCTTGCCCGCAGGGACAGATATGCCTGTGCCTGAAGTGTTCTTAATTGTTTTGGCTCCAGTGCCGGTGTTATTGATAAGGTAAAACTTCTCAATCTGGCAACCAGAACCAAGTATCAAATTACGTACAGAACCAATACCCGTAGAGCTTTCTGTTATGTTTAAACGTAAATTTCTGGCCGCTTGGGTTGTTGCAGAGTCTGTTAATGTAATTGTTACATCTGCGTCCGTTGCAAAATCTACGGTGGCAGAGCCTGTAATGGCCTCTCCCAAAACTGCATCACCCAGATTTGTGTTGGTAAGGGTACCCCATTGACCTGAGTTTTGCCCTGTTTCAAGCAACTCTATTTTAAGTGCTGACCATGTTGATGCCATTTTTAACTCCTAGTTCGTTACAACAGCAGCCCAACCTGCCGTTTGCGTGTTGCTGATATTTTGCCAGTTTGCGGTCTGTGTGTCATCAATAATTTCCCAAAAAGGCCGTGCTGCTATTGAATCTGTTGCTGTTGCCAACTCGTTAATGGAGGCGATAAACGCCGCCGCTGCCACCAATGTATCTGCGCTTACCGCGGTTTCTGTTACCGATGAACCGAAACTTGCCACTGCTGTGACTGCATCTGTACCCGTAGCGGTTTCTGTAATTGCCGCATTAACTACAACTATTGCCGTTACTGCGTCAGAACTTGTTGCTGTCTCCTGCGCATCGCAGATAAACAAAAAGCTTGAATTAACCGCATCAGACCCCGTTGCTGTTTCATCCACCACAACTGCGTACACAGGTAGGCTTGTTATGTTATCTAACCCAGTGGCTGTTTCGGCTACCGATACTACAAAATCAACAGTAGAAACAACTGCATCTGACCCTGTGACAGTCTCATTGATTAAAGACTTAAACGTTACCGCTGCATTTATTTCGTCTGTACCCGTTGCCGTTTCTGTCACAGCTACGTTAATTGTGGGTAAAGATGTTACTGCATCCGTTCCCGTAGCAGTCTCACTGATTAAAGCCCCAACACTAATTGCCGCCGTTACCGCATCTGTACCAGAGGCTGTCTCTGTTATATCTGCGCCAGCTACTACTGCTGAAGTTACCGCGTCTAATCCCGTTGCGCTTTCAGATACTTCCCGTAAATAGATAAATAAACTAGTTACTTCATCTGTTCCCGTACCTGTCTCACTGACCGCCGAGTTAACGTTTGCCAGACTTGTTACCGCATCTGTTCCCGTGGCAGTCTCACTAACCGAAGTACTAACACTGAGTGCCGCCGTTACCGCATCTGTACCTGTCGCAGTTTCATCAACCGTGCTTGAAAAAGCCGTGAAACCCCAGCCACCTTCACCCCAAGCGCCACCACCCCATGCTGACATATCATGCAGCCAAGCTGAATGTGTAAGTCACAGATAAAGTATCGCTGTTCACCACAGAACGGTCACCGGGTGAGCCAAAGTCAGCCGCTGAGAACAGAGTTCCAGTTGTACCGCTCTTAGTGCTATCGCTGGTCAGGAAAGCCCCGCCCACAGTCGCTGTGCCGTTGATGTTAAACACAGCAGGAGAAGCTGAGTTAGTTACCACGGATGGATTAGCGGTTGTAGCTGTTACAAAAGTAGCAGTCACGCGGTTAGCGTTGCTGTATGCAGTAACTTCTGTCCAACCAGCATGGGAAGCCATTGTGTCGCCAGCCGCAGGTGTATTAGAAGCGCCAGCGCCGTACAAACCAAGATACCAAGTGGTAATCTGGCTTACTGAAGTCAAAGCACTGCCAGCCATATACTGGAGGCCAACGTTGACTACAAGATTCTTAGACTGTGCTTCCCACTTCAAGTTGCCGTCTTTGTCATGGCATTTAATTTCAAATAGGCCGGTTGCCTTTGCGTCCTCACCGGCTTTGGTATTACAAGTTAAACCGCTAGAAACTACGTCAGTGGCTTTGGTTTTTTCAATAGTCATGATGACTCCTTTAATTAATTCGTATAAGCGCGTTATCCGCATTGTTAGGCGGGAATTGAATTTGAAATTGCTGGTTTACTGTGGTTTGATCTACCCCAAAGTTCAGCACCCCTATTGATTTATTACTTTTAGAGAAATTATAAAGTAGTGCCCCCCGTGTTGTAAAGGATGAACCATTCCACGTTGGATTGCTAAAAGACACATACGCAACACTTCCCGTCAGAGTTACCGTAACCCCTGTAAGAATTTCTCCGCCTGCTGTATAGGCCGTTCCAGATGTTTCATTGGAGGTGGTGTATACAGTGGTGCTTGCATCTAACGTAGCAGACGACGTGTACAACGCAATCTTTATCGTGTCCACACTGAAGTCATGCACAGCCAACAAAAGCTGCTGTTTAAAACTGTTGGTCAATCCTGCTGTGATCATTGATTACCTCACTGGCAAGCGAACTTGACCATCCTGATAAGCATCGCCACGTTGTTTGGCATCGCCCAAATTCTTCAACAACCCTAACGCTTCTTTGTATTTTCCGTCGTACAACGCCATCATGTCGGCCTCACCCTTCATGTAGGTGTACGCCTCAACCAGCGAGCCATACAAAAGCACCGTATCAAAGTTGTCGCCAAGCCATGAAGTACCCGCTGTAACAATAGACTCAGGGTAATAATAATAGTGCAGTTCCATTCCATAGGCAGCATTAGGAGTTGGCCCTACTATGAACACTAGCTCGTTGTCATTGCCACTATTAGGCCCAAAAATAGCATAGTGTTTTGGTTTAGCCCGTTGCAAAGGGTTTGGATATGCTTCTCGAATAAAGTTAACGTCTCGATTAAGCAAATAAGTGTAATCGCCCTGAAACGTCAAAGTGCCAGATACAGTTGCCGTATTAGCAATGGTAAGCGTAACTGTGGTTCCTACAATCGTAGAAACCACTGCACCCACTGCAATCCCTGTCCCAGAAACATACATTCCCGCCACAATATTCGTAGCACTGGACACTACAACGGTAAAAGCTGCCGCCGTTCCTGTTGCAGTTGGTGTTGCTACAGCGTACACGGCTAAAGAATAAGTAGAAAGAAAATCTGATGGACAATCTACATACTTGTTGCCCGGGGTCATAAACCCTGTTACGTTTTGGCGCAGATTAGCAACCTGAACACTGTTGTTGATTCGTTGTTCTGCTTGTTTAACAAAAACAGGAATCTGCGCTACAAAAGATGTATCGGTATTTTCGGTATACGCTTGGATAGACGCGCTTAATTCAGAATAGTTCATGTGATGCTCGTCGTAACTGTTCCAAGCATAGCGCCTGCTA